CATAACTCACCCAGATGTCTTCTAGGTTTACATTTTTTGTTTACAGAATTTTTTTCTGTATCGGAAGCCATAGAACCCATAAATACAGCAGTCGGTTTTATTTCTATCGCTCCCGCGTCTCTTAAATCAAAATCAGCTCTAGTGATTGCTGCTCCACAACCTGACTCGTCATCACCCCATAGAGGTCTTATATCTACAGATTTTGACATCATTACAATTTGTGGTAAGGAATCTAAATTAGAACCTGTTTTGAATGCTGCTCCGTTAAAATCACTTTCAGGAAATCCTTGTAATTTAAAATCTTCTGGAACCATAGAGAAACAACCAATGTCTGACAAATCTACATTCATAATCAAAGATTGTTCACCCAAAGGTGCTCCATAAATCATAAAGTCACCAGAATCATTTGTTTTAGCGGTATATTTATAATACTTGTCATAAACATATTTAACGTCAGAAACTAAAAGAACGTCATCCACATTTGGGAAACTACCTGTTGGTAGGTGTCCCGTATAACTAGGGTCTGTTGGTAGTAGGTTGTACCTATATCCCTGTTCATTTCTAGAGTTTTGTGATTTATAAGGATAGATTTGTGTTACTGCTTCGTTTTCTTCGTCTTTTGAATCTAACGGAATGAATATTGAAATTTTAGCATTGGGTAGTCCGAACCCCCCATTTATTATAACTCTACCACAAATAACACCAAATTCAGAACAGTCTTTTGGGTACACATCTGTTTGGTGTAAGTTTAAACTTAGAATTTCTAATAAGTCGAAATCCTGGGTTAAATCAAAAGTTACTTCTTTATCTACGCCTATTTCAGTTCGTATTCTTAATTTTTTTAACATCTAGTGTGTTTATATGATAAATACTTCTTATTGTAAAATCAAAAATACACTCACAGTTAAATTATGTAAATAATTAGGAGAAGTTTGGTCGGTCGATTTGTTTTACACGAACACGTATATCTACGTCAGCGTATTTAATTTGTGGCATTTCATCTGGTAAAAAGAATAGTGTTTGGTCTATGACTTGTATTTGTTTGGTTGTTGGATTAGTTAATTGACTTATTTGTGAATTAGAGTATGTGCCACCTACCTCATTATACACTCTAACATCTATAACATTTAACACCCCTGGTTGTTCAGAAATTTTACCATATAGTTGACTTAAACTAATAGTCTGTCCTAATTCATTAGAATCTATATCAAAAAAGTCTTTTACACTACTTATCACATTACTAACAACTTGTCCTTGATTGACATCGTTAGTTATAACCACATCAATATCCAAACTAATATCTATAACATTAGCAGATGTAACTTCTATATAGTCATTTAACATTCTATAGTTAGATAGGTATTCCGCTACATTATTTTTTAGTGTAGAACTTACGTTTGATGTTAGGGCACCGTCAGGTGAATAAGATAATAAACTAATTTTTACCTTATTTTCTATTTCTGTAACCCCTACTTTTGCTGCGGCTCCAAATTGAGCTGGCATAGTTCGTATTCTAGCTACATAATCATTTATTGTTACAGCTCTATTTTGTGCTGCAAAATTAAATGTAACGTAATTTCTAACTTCTTCAGTGGACATTTGGTCGTCACCACCAATAGCTGCTGTTACATTAGTAACTTGTAGACTATTAGAAACACTACTATTAATTGTAGATACGGGCCCAGACACTACAAAGTCTATAACACCTAAAGAATTTATAGCTCCCGCTCCTAGATTAGAAGATTTACCACCCCCTACCCTGTATTGTATGAAGAGTGTGGTATTACCTTGGACCGTAGACCCTAATGAAATGTTATTCATAAATTTATTTAAGTTAACATTAACTCCGTATTTGGAAAACTCATCCAACAATTTTTGTGACCTATTATTACCACTACCAAATGTTAAAAAGAAGAACCCTTCTGGTGTAAATTCAGTAACCATTCTTTTTTCGGTTTGGATGTACCTCCCTACTTTCATTCCTGGGTCATCAGCTGGGGTGGATGGGTCTATTTCAAAAATTTCTGATTCTGCTAAAGAATCTACCTCATACCACTTATTATCTTTTGCTGTGATAAATTCTAACGATGATGGTAATGTTGTATAACCTAAACCTTCTTTTTGTATGATAGAAGTTACACCTAATACATTTCTTTCTGGTAAAAATAACTTAAAAAATGGTTTACTATCTATATCTCTAATTTCTTTTTTAAATATTTTTGTAACACCATTTACAACAACCTCTCTTTTAGTAATTGTATAATTTTGTATTATACCATTAGAATTTAAGTTAGGTATTTTAGTCCTATTAACCGCTCCCTCTACATTATATTGTGATGAAAAATCACAGTCATTTACTAATTCAAATACTTGTCCACCACCTCTTATTTGTGCACCTCTCCTTAAAAATCCTAAATATCTTTCATCTTCTTTATCACCTCTTGCTGGTACAACAATAGAGAAATCACATAAAGTTAGTGATGGTCTATTACCTGGTATTTTAAGACCATAAGTTCTAGCTATATTGAATATGGAACTTCTTTCTTGAGCATACCCTAGTACGGTTTCTTGTAGTGTCCTATCAATATTAAAGTGTAGGTTATCCGCAACTGCAGCGTTTAAATCTAAAAATACTGAATATATAGACGCATCATTAGCATTTTTAATTAAATCTGGGTAATAGGTATGGGTTAATCTTAATAATTCATTTCTTAATCCTAAGAAATCTCTTTCAGTGTATGCTATTTTTTTCTCTGCCATATTATAAATTTATAATAACAAAATCTCTTGTTCCAAAGATGTCATCTTTTATGCTATAATCTATAAAAATTTTAGCAGTGTATTCTTCTGTCCCATCTCCAGCTACTCTATAAATTCTATCATCTAGATTGGTATCTACTGTACTATTTTTAGAAGCTATAGATGGGTGGTTGGATGTGTTTATATTTTTTTCATTTTCTCTAGCTTCCTCTAGACTCTGTATTTTTATTTCATTAACAACAATATTAGGGATGTATTTTTTTATTACGTCTCTTAGTTCGGAGTCTATAGCTTGGAAGGTTGTAGTGTCTAGTTGGTCAAACACATATTCATATAGTCTGGTCCCGAAATCTGGTAAAAAGTATCTTGACCCTTTTCTTGTGAGGACTAAATGTATTAAATCACTTTTAGTTTCCTCAGCTACAGTTGTAGTTGTTTTTAAAAAAAACCCACTATCACTATCGTTAAAAGGAAATGCTATCCCATATCTTTCTCTAGCTATTGTCATATTAAATAAATACTTTGGTTTGGTTTATCTATCAACTTTCTGAAACATGCCTTCTAATACTTGTTCTATAGCACCCATTACAGCATATTGGTCACCTCCCCAACTATCTTTATGTCGTTCAATTAAACGTTCAACAACATGTCTTAAGTCCTTTTCTAAACTATTCCACTTATCGTCGTCACTTACTTGCCAATAAGATTCTTCTCTTAATATTTTTTTAATTAGATGTTTCATTACTATTATAAATATAAACCCCTTCTAATTCTTCCATTCTTTCCAGTAGTCAAAGTCTTTTAGTTTCACTTGTTTCTCCATTCTTTCCAGTAATCAAAGTCTTTTAGTTTCTCTAGTAAGTTTTTGGACACTAGGGACATTTTTTCTGTATAATTAGATAACGTGATATAATCCCTACAATGTTTCCTATTGTGTTCTATGATTTCCCTCTGTGTGGGTAACTCAGTTATACGTTCACGTTCCATCCCTTCATCCATTATTAAATCTTCCTCAACTAACTTATACCTATCATGTTTATTTCTTAGTCTCATTTTCTTTTACGTTTGTATTTAACTTGCTTCCACTTCTTTAATGTCAACACTCAACGATTTTAAATCTACATCAATTTCACAACTACCACCAGAACAAGCTAATTCACCAGATAAATCAGTATTATCGTCTAATTCTATAACTTTAGTCAAATCAATATCTGTTAATGGTTTCATCAATGCATCATATCGTTCCCTTGTAATATCCTCAAAAGGAGCTTGAGTGTATGTTCCACCGTCGTAAGGTAAGACAGCTAACCCATTGTAGTGGTCTCTATTTTCCCACATCCATTCTCCAGCAGCATCCCATTCATTATCTTTCAAACTTATTGTCGCTGAAACATTGTGACTGTTAGACCCTTTTCTATGTCCGGAACGTACCCATTCTGTAGCAACTTTCTTAACCCTTTCTAATAGGTCAAAAGGTGATTCGGTCCTTAATATTGAACCTGAAGGTGCTTTTTGTGGTATACTAATCACAGCTGTATCATGAGGTCTAAAATAATCGTCCTCTAGTAATTCTGGGTGGTTAATATTTAGATAAACATAAATTGACTCATTTTTACCAACCCTAACCCTTCTAACATAATAATCATTATGCCATGCATGAATTCCAGAACTCGTACCTAATGTCAATGATGTTGTACCAGCTGGTTTAACTGTTGTTGTTCTAGCTGCTTGGTTAATACCTAGTAATTTAGAAACTCTAGTATTTTCTCTTTTAACTAAACTAGCAGCTTTTTTCATATCATAATCAAAAACTTTACCAGAACCAATTCCCGTCATTGACACCCCAATTAAAGCATCTTTCTCTGTGGTCTCTTGCCAAACTTCTCTTAAATAATGAAATGATGTATATCCAGCTTGAAGTGTCCCTATAAAAGCTGCAACTTTTACTCGTTCATTTAGGTCTTCTTGTGATTCGATATTTGAAACATTAACTTCACATAGGTTGCAAAACTGATATGGTCTTAACGCAATCTCACAGCATGGGTTAGTTCCCCAATCTTTATCGTTATTTAGGTATATTCCTGGTTCTCCGGCTCCTGATAACTCAACTCTTTTCCATAACCCCATAAAAAATTCTTTGGTGATTTTGTGTCTCATTAAACATGCTGAGTTGTTTGCTCTACCTCTCTGTGGGTTTAATTCCCACCAATTACCAGCTTTACACCCAATCATGGAGTCATCGTCTGCTGAAAATAAACTAATTAAAGCTGCTCTTCTAATACCACCAGCTAGTACAGCATCAGCTATATAACAGATAATGTCATGAACTTCTAGTGTTGTTAATTGGTCTCCATTTTCTTTTTCTATTAATATACCTTCAATCTTAACTAAACATTCTTTCAATGGTTGAGGTCCTGGTGCTTTCCCTCCTGAGGTCACAAGTCGTGCTCCTTTAGCTCTAATATCTGTGAAATCAAATTCCACTCTAGAACCACCACCATTCATATACGATTTCATTAGAACCTTAATTGCGTCCGCCCAACCTTCAATTGAGTCACCAATTAAGAATCTGCGTTTTCTTTTTGGGTATGGTTTACTTATTACTGGTAATTTTTCTACGTGGTGTTTTTGTACTGAGTACCCAACACCGGTCCCACCTAATAATAAGAACATTGTTTCACTAAACGAATCTATATGGTCTAATGGTAGGTATGCACAATTATAAATCCTATTAGGACTTATCTCAATTGGTTTTCCTCCAAATTGCATTGACCTCATTGATGGTAACACCTTCTTATTATGAACTAGTTTGTATTTTTCTTGTATTTCACCCTCTAGTTCTGGGTATTTTTTTATATGCATGGCTTTGTTTCGTATAACTAATTCATCCCACGTCTCTCTTCTATTTAGCTCTGGTACGTACTTTGCGTACTTCATATGGACAGTTATATCCGATAAAATTTTGTTTGAAATTTCCATATTTTTTATTTTTATTTTATTTATTTAATACTTTTTCTCTTCTTTCCAGAGCATCCATTACTCTTTTTCGGTTTCTTTGTGTTTTGTCTTCTTCGAAACCTAAGAAGGTTTGTGTCGATTGGGTGTCTATTTCCAATGTGGCGTTGTTAAATGTACAGTTTTCAAATATGATACCGTCCTGACCCAACCTAGACTTTGTAATAGCGATAGTAGCTAACCCAAGTTCTTTTTGTTGTAGTGTTTTTGCTACTGAAATTATGACATGTCCTACTTGAGCTTTTTTAATAGACCCACCCATTTGGTCTGTTGTTACCACTTCAGAGGAGATTGAGGACCTATTACCTTGTGCTGCGGTCCAACCAACTAAATTTAATTCATGACACATACCTTCGAATTTCCTCATAACCGAACCTTCACCTTTCCATTCGTCATTATAACTTCTGTCTGGTATAACACAATCTATATAGTCTAAAACCACAATATCTAAAGTAACACCTTCTGCTGTTATTTTTCTGATTTGGTTTTTAATTTGAGCGATAGTAAACTCGTCCGAAGCCAACTTCTTTAATATTAACTTACCACCATTTGTTTTCATCTCATCAGCTTTAGAAAGTACTTTTTCTTTATGTTCACTTAGTTTTTGAGGTTCTATTCCTGTCCAACAAGTAAAATGTTTTCTTTGTATAATTTTAGGGTTATCTTCAAAGAATATTTGTAGAACGTTATATCCCATATTAAAAGCTGTGTTAGCGAATCTTGTTAGTATGGTAGTTTTACCAACCCCAGTAGGTGCTAGGATAACACCCAACTCACCTTTTGCTAGACCACCATTTAATAAATTGTCGATGCCGTCTATCCCAGTAGGGATTGGGTGTCTATAATCTTCCTTTAAAACGTCTTCTAGGTTTTGAAATACTTCCATTGTTCCTTCGTCCCCTTCTCCAATACTAATAGCTTCTCTTATATACTCTTCACATAAATCATAACTTTCAAAGTCACCTTTTTCTAATATAGTTTCTACCTTTCTAATAGCTTTTTTTAATTCTTGTTGTTTACAAAATTTTATTGTTTTTTCTTTTATAAACAAATGGTCCTCAAAAGAAGAATCTTTTATTTCTTTTAACATATCAATAACACATTTTTTAGCCATTTCAGAAGAAATTTCTAATTGTGTTAATTGTTCTATACCTTCAAACGATGGAAGTGACTGGTACTTTTCATAATACTCCTTCATCATCTGCATAATCAACTTAAAGTATTGGTTGTCAAAATACTTAGGTTGTATACTATCAACTATAGACTGTGCAAATAATTTATCAGTTATAATTAAATTTAATATTTTCAGTTGGAAGTTGTGTCCGAGGTACCCAAAATTTTCAGTGTTTGTCATATGTTGTTGTTTAAAAATAAATACTAAAATTACTAATTAAAGTTGCTTATCTAGGTAATAACAATAAGGTTCTCTTGATGACAAAACGTCAGTTAGTTCTCTTAAGATGTAAGAAATTTGTGGTCTTATATCTACAGAAAATTTTACTTTAGGGGGGTATATGTCGGCAGGGAAAATTCTTTCCATTATTATAGTGTTACCTTTTTTAATAGCTATCGTAAAATTGTCTTTCACGTCCTGTAATTTTGACACATCCTCTTTAAAAAATTCGTCAATAATATCTACGGTTTTTAAAATTAATTTTTTGGATATTAAATCTTTTACGTCATAAACACAATCATAAAGCTCTATTGACTTCACCGTTTCGGGATTGTGGTTTCTAACTGTAAAAAATCTTTGGCATATAATATTATCGTTTATCGATAATACGAATTCAAACTTTTCTTTTTCTTCAAATTGTTTCATTTTATAAAATTTTTTTAAATTTATTTTTTTCTATTCTTGTTAACATTAAAAATGGCTTAGTAAAGTTTAAGAAAGATTCATCGGAATTTCCAATAAAATTAAATAAACCATCTTCCATCATCATTCTTAATAAGTTTTTATAGGAACGACCTTCTGGGTCCATATTTTCACTTATTAATTCTTCAATCTCTTTTTGAGATTCTTTTGGTAGTAGGGTTTTACTAAGGTCTACCAAAAATTTATTTCTTTCAAAGAAATCCTTCCCTAACTCACCTTCTTTAGTGATTCCTTTTATTATGTTATTAACTCTAAAATTACTTTCACCCTTAAGGTACTTGTCTCTACATTTATATAAAAAATATTCAAGAGTTATATTTTTTTCTAATATTTCGGGTACTGTATTTATAACTGTTTTTATCCCAACACCCTTTATACCACTTATATCATCAGAAGAATCACCACATACGATTTTAATAACCTTTATGTTTTCTACTGGTATAAAATGTTTTTCAAATTTAATTTTATCACCCTTTTTAATAATATCTGGATGATTTAAAAATTTTAAATTAACACTGTCCGACACTAATTGGGTTAAGTCTCTGTCGTTGGTTAGTACTGTTACCTCTTCACTGTTATTATTTAAACAATAAAAAGCTATACAATCGTCAGCTTCATGACCCGCAAACTCACATTGTCTTATAAAAATTTCTTCTAGGTATTGTTTTGTTCTTACTTTTTGGGAATATAGTGATTCGGTTTGTTCATCACTTAATCTTTTATTTGCTCGATTAATTTTATAGTTTTTATAAACTTTTCTTCTACTTTCATAGTTTTTTGGGCCATCCCAAGTAACTACAACTTTATTAAAACTATATTCTGTTATTAATTTTTTTATAGTATTTAGAAAATAAAAAACAGCTCCAAGATTTGTGTTTCTGTCTTGGAAGTTTTTTAATCCGTGAAACCCTAACTGTAGTAGTGAGTTTCCATCAACAAGAAGAGTTTTAGTCAATTTTTTTTACTTAAAGGGTTAAATACTATTTTTCTATTTCTAAAAGTTCAATTTCAAAATTTAAATCTTCACCAGCTAATGGGTGATTCAAATCTAAAGTCACTTCTTTTTTACTAACCTCAACAATCGTAGCTGTTGCTGGTTTACCACCTTTTGTGTTACCTTGTATTCTTTCATCAATAATAAATCTAAATTCTGGTGGGAAATCTTCTCTTGGTACCTTTATCTCGGCCTTCGGGTTAACTTCTCCATACGCCTTATCTATCGGTATATGTATAGATTTTTTTTCACCTACTTCCATACTTCTAACAGTATTTTCAAAATCTCTTAGTACTTTACCATCACCTATATTAAAGTCTAATGGTTCTTCTCTAGCAACTGAATTGTCAAATTCTTTACCATCTTTAAGAGTACCTATGTAATGCACTTTAACTTTTTTCCCTACTTTTATATTAGTCATTTTCTTTATCTATTTTTGTGTCGAATTCACCACCAACGCCTAATTGGTCAGACCAAAAGGTAGCGTGTTCTTGTTTATAATTTTCTATTGATTTTTTTTCTTCCGAAGCTTCTTTCCCTGCCAAAAATCCGTGTGGTGTTATTAAAATTTTACCATCTTCATAACCTAAACCATTAACATGATTTTTCATAATAGTTATCTTAGTTCTTGTTGCGAATTTAACCTTTCTTTTTTCTTTAACCGCTGAAATATTTGTTGTACCAGCATTTTTTTGATTACCGAATCTAAAAACTAATGTGGAATTTAACCATAAAGCTTCACCACCCTTTGCTTTAATCTTTGGTTGACCAAAAGGGTTATCGGGTAATTCTACCCAAGGTTGGTTTACCACTACTAGTGTGTTTGTGTGTTTTGAGTCCTCCCTTCTAGATTTTCCTATTCTTTGATTGATACCCATACCTATTTTATCAGCTAAGGTAGCTGCGTTGTGCATTTTACCACCCTTACCTTCAAAAGTCATCTTACACGGTATTGAACCAACTGAATCCCATAAAAATAACAAATCGTAATCTAAATCACCTTTTTCTTGAGCATCTAACAATTCATTAATATAATCCGTGATTTGTTCTATGTATTGGAAGTCATTATTAAATAAGAAAAACCCTTCCCAATCTACCTCACCAGTACTTTCATCTACTACTTCTTCACAATCAAAACCCAGTAACTTTGCATAATTAAACCCCCATTTTTGTTCGGTTATTATTATTACTGGTAATACGCCTTTCTTTTGTGCATCTACAGCTGTTTTAATAAGTGCTGTGGTTTTACCGGTGTCTGAATGTCCTAAAAACATTTGTAAATGACCCATTGCTGGACCAGGTATTCCTGTTGCGTCAAGGAATGCTGGTCCTAGGTTAAAAAATTTGTCTGATTTAAATTTAGCCTTCTTAGAGAATTTGCTCTTTATCTCTGAAAAACTTCTTTTCTTTAATGCCATTTGTTAAAAATTTAAAATGGTAAGTCTTCGTCTACTTTCTCGTTTTCTTGTGGGTCTTTCGAAGTACTAGTTGAACTCATATCAACTGTACTATTTGTTTTAGAGTTCGGGTCATCGTAAGTATATTTTTTCAACTCACTATCCCAAACTGGGTCTAACCCTTTAGATATAGCTTCTAAGTACTCAACTGGTTTTTGTGAATACACATCTTTCCAAATTTTTTCGTTAGATGCCCACTCTTCAGATTCTGAAACATTCTCCGATAGTTTTCCTGGGTCTTCATACATTACTGATGATACTGTTGTGTATTCACCTCTTCCTCCTGGTAACGGTACTGCTTGTAAAATAAGAATTAAATCTCTCCCTTCATTGATATCCGTAATATCCCCTTTATTTCTCCAAATAGGTATAATTTTGTCAATTGGTCCATCACCTTTCCAATTATGTTTAAATCTCCAGAACTTAACACCATCCTCTTCCTTATCTCTATCAACAATTTTTACTATGTAAAATTTTTGTGAACGATAATTTCTTGCTAATTCTTTTGATTGTTCATCACCAGCTAATCTTAAAGCTTCTTCTACTTCATTTAATGGACTTCTTTCACCTGTTGGTTTCCCTGTGGAGTCTTTACCTGGGTCATAAATTTTCATCCATCTACCTTGTACTTGTGTGTTGTGGAAAAATACTTCTTTAAATGGAGAACTACCGTCTGTTGTTGGTAGAATTCTAATTCTTTTTTCACCTTGTTTAACACCTTTAGGTAGTGCGATAGTGAAATATTGTTTTAATCTATCTTCATCCGACATTCTTGGTTTTGAAGATGTTGTTTGTTTGTTTTTTTCGTATTGGGCTAATACAGCGTCTAGGCTTGAACTCATAATATTTTATTTTTATTTAATAGTTAATTTCTTGGATAATAATAACTAACTTATTTGGGGTTGTCAATTATATTGGGATAAATAATTCCGTAAAAAAAGCCCTAACTAGGTTAGAGCTTTAATTATAAATTATTTTTTATGGTTTATCAAACGTTAAAACTTTTTTGAATTTCCGTGTCTGAGAAATTATCAACATCTTCTGGTGTTAAAATATATTCTTGTTTCCCTTGTTGCTCAAACTTTTCTTGACTATCGTCCCAAAAATCAGCAACTGATTTGTTAAACGGACCTGAATCCATTTTTCTGTTATTAATTTTTTCTCGTTCAGTTTGTGGTCTGAATTCTTCTATTTTTTGTTCTAGACTAGTGATTTGACCCATTAATTCGTCCATCCCTTCTAATTTATCTTCCATACCATCTAACATGCCCATTAATGTGTCTAGTTTTTCATTAGTTTCTACTGATGAATTTTCTATAGATTCTTGTTTGTCCACCAAATCGGTAACTTCTACCTCGGTAGTATCTTCGTCCGCTACTGGTTCTGTTGTTTCTGCTGCTGGTGCTTCTGGTACTGGTGTTGTTGCTGGTGGCGGTGGTGGCGGTGGTGGTGCATCTGTAGCCCCAAGTTCCCCTTCTATATCGACAGCAACTTCTTCGTCACCTACACCCATTTCAGCAAATGAACTTACATCGTCCATTGTCTCTTCATCTTCAATAGCTGCTTCTGGGTCTTCTTGTTCAGACATTTCTAATTGTCTTGCTTTAAATTTTTCTAATCTAGGGGACCCTCCTTGTTTTGACATAAAACCAGAACCCCCACCTACAGTACCTAATGTTTGTTCCTCTAGGTTCATAGAATTGTACCCTATTTGGTTAAATCTTTTAACCTCTTCTTTTAGACTTTTCTCTAAGTTATCCATTTAATAATTGTTTTACCTCCCCATTAGGTGATTCTACCTGAACCTTTCTATTGACTCTGGTTTCATTTTCTACTCTTTCTATTAATCCGTCTCTACTTCTTATAGTGTAACAAATACCAGTGTCTAAATCACACACTTCTTTAGATTCACCATCTATAGTGCTAGATTTTTCAACAATGTTTGTGTTTTTCCCTAAAAAATTATCTAATTTTCCTTTTAAATTTTCTGTTATCATAGTATTATTTATTATATAAATATTAAGAAGAATAAATAAAATCTCTATACTGTCTTTTCTTCTTTAATATAGTCGGAACTAAAGTTATTAGGATTCAAGAAAATCTCATCTTCACCCAACTTTTTATTAATTACATATTTTCTTATCTCATAATGTAAGTGTCTCGCTGATGAGTTTCCGGTAGTCCCCATTATTCCTACCCTAGTCCCTTTAGTAATGCCTGCACCTATCGCAAGATTAGATATTGTTTTCTCTTTTAGATGAGCTATCCTAAATTGGTATTTAGAAGTTGCTCCTTCTACCCAAGCGGTCACATCTGATTGTTTAATTAATACCTTATCAACCCACATATAATTACCATAACCACTACCAGGTGGTCCAGGACATGCATTACCAGTAATACTATCATCCTTAGCAGATTTACGAGGGAAACATCCAGTACCTTTTCCTGAAATAATACCAGAAACTGGTGATACAATAGAAATGTCTTCAGCGTCAAACTCTGCTTTAGGTAGGTAATCTATCCCTTTATGGTTATATGAAAACTTAAGTCCGGTTGTTGAATTGGTTTTTGTTCTTTTTGCCCAAAAAGCTTGGAAGGGTTTCGGGTTTAAAATTTTATTTAGGTCGAGCGGGTCTTGTATTGGGAAGTCTAACTCAGTAAAATCTTCTTCAGTATTAATCACATTATTAGCAATCTCTTGTTCTGTTAGATTGTGGGCATCTAATGAAATGTCTTGTTTAGAAGGTGGTTCTACATCATCTATTACGTCAAAATGTTTTATTAATTTAGTTTGTATAGTCGTAAGTAAATCAGTTACTTTAGGTAAACTAGTAATACCAACCCTAACTCCAGTAAATGTTGTTGTCATATCATTAGGAGATAAACTATGACTAACATCCATGATAAGGTATGGACCACTAAACATAGGAACATATCTTAGTTGAAAATAGGTTGTTGGTTGAATTAATGCGTTACCCATACAGGTTACTGAACATTTATACGACCTAGATTTATATAAATTAAATAAATTTAAAGAGTTTGTTGAGACTTTGGACCCACTGGCCATTTTACCTAGGTCCTCTAGGATTCTAAAAGACTCACTTGTGTTTGGAAATTCAGATTGGGATAAAGCAATGCTTTCAAATATCTGTTGGTTTGGTATTCCAAAATCAACAGCGAAAGCCATAATCTTATTACTTAATTGTCTTTCCTCTTCAGTCTTA